TCTATGCCACCCATAAGCTGATCAAGCGCATGCCCCGGAATTTTCAGCGCCTCGGCCAGCATGTTGCCGAACTGCTTACCCATGTCTCCGGCGGCGGCAAGTTCAGCCTGCGTGGATTTGACCGGCTCCAGCAGTTTGCCGAACCAGTCCCAAAGCTCTTTGACCTTACCGCCTACCCACTCAAAAGCGGGCTTCAGCGAGCCGAAAGAATCACTGATCGGCCCCATCGCAGCTGTGAAGCCTTCGGCCATGCCTGCAATAAAGGCGCTGATGGGTTCCCAGTATTTACGAACCAGTAGCGCACCGGCCACGATTGCCGCCGCGACGGCCACTACCGGCAGAGTGATAGCACCGAGCGCCGCCGTTATCGCTCCGCCCGCGATGCTGAATGCCGTGCCGAGGAAGCCCGCCCCGGCAATCAGGGTATTCACGCCCGCAATCACCGGCCAGGCTACCAGCCCGATAGCGCCCAGCGCCCCGGCTAACATCAGCCCGCCCATTACCACCTTAGCAATACCGCCCGCCAGCTCAGGATTAGCTTTAATCCAGCCATCAACCTTAAGCAGCAGCGCCGCTGTATCCTGGGTGAGTGTTCGCAGAGCGCCATCGTTCTGATCAAAAAGGTCGGTGCCGATAGCCTCATACGCAGACTGCAGCTCTTTCAGATCGCCGCCGAGGTTATCCTGCATGACCTGAACCAGCTCGGCCGTTTTACCATCAGAGGCTTTAAACTCGGCGGTCAGCTGGTCGAGCTTGCCGGTTGAGGCAGCAGTCATCAGCAGGGCGGCTGATGAGCTGGCCTCCTCGCTGAAGATGGTTTTCATGTACTCAGCGCGCTGGCCCGTTCCCAGCTTGTGACGGTCAAAACTGGCCTGCATTTCTTTCAGGATGGTGAAGATCGGCCGGGTATTTCCTTTGCCGTCTGCGGTTTTAATCCCCAGCTCTTTGATAGCCTTGAATGATTCGCCGGTAGGAGCCTGCAGCCTGCTCAGCACAGCGCGGCTTCCCGTACCGGCCATCGAGCCTGTGATTTTTCCGTCATGCAGAGCGCCGATCATTGCTGCCGCCTGCTCGATACTGACGCCTGCATTTTTCGCCACCGGGGCGACGTAGGTCAGCGCATCACTCAGCCCGTCAAAATCAGAGGCCGTTTTATTCAGCGTCATCGACAACACGTCGCCGATGTGTGCCACCTTATCGTTTGAAAGCTGGAAGGCTGACTTCATCCCCATCAGCAGCCCGGCGTTTTCTTCCATCGTGCGCTTGTTTGCCAGCGCCATGTTGAGCGTAACCGGCGTAACGGCCTGAACGGCAGCTGCATCACCGCCACCTTTGGCGATAACGATCTGTGCACCTGCCGCATCATCGGCAGAGGCGGCCGTTGTATCACCCAGCTGCCGCGCCTGCGCACGCAGTGCGGTCATCTCCTTTGAATCTTTCGCCACGCCGAGCACGGCCTGCAGCTCGGAGTTCTTCTGTGCGAAATCAAAGCCCGGCATTAGCAGCGAGGTTGCCGCCATGCCGCCGACCGTTGCAGCCCCGATACCGGCCGCACCCATATTGCGCACCTTGCCCGACAGCTCCTGGCCTTTGCGGTAGCGCTCACTGGTCTGGTTCAGACGCTCCTGCTGTGCATTCAGCCGCTGCAGCTCCATTTTCTGACGGCTCAGGCTGACGGTTGCCTGCGCTGATGCGGTTCGCAGGCGCTGCTGCTCGCTGCTCAGGCTTTTGGTGGAAATCCCCGCCGCGTTAAGCGCCTCGCGCTGCTGCTGCACCGACAGGCGCAGGCTGTTGGTTTTCGTCTGCAGCTCTGCCGCTGCCTGCCGGGCCTTTTCCAGTGCGCGGGCCTGCTGCGTCGTGGGGCGCTCCGTGTTTTTGAACTGCACGGCCAGCGCTGCCGCCTCCTGCTTCGCGTCCCTCAGGCTCTGCTGCGTGACGGCCAGCTGCGCACTGGCCTTACGGAAGCCGTCAATTTTCCCGGCCTGCGCGTCCAGCTCCTTAATCGTTGATTGTGTCTGGCGAATGTCAGACGACAGATTTTTAGCGGCAGTCTGAACGGCTTTGAAGGGGCGCGAGGCTTTGTCTACCGCGTTCAGTAGCACCTGCACCTTGAGGTTATTGCTCATCCGAGTTCGCTCCGCTGCGGATAAAGGCTTTATGCCGCCAGTCGATCAGCTCGGCCAGCGGCATGTCGTACATCTCGGAGGGTTGCCAGTGGAATATCGTGGCAATGTCGGCCATCAGGTCATTGACCGTCAGGCCGCGAGGCCAGTCTATTCGTCCGACTTCGACTGCAAAAAACCGATCACCTTTCCGCCCAGCGTAATCAGGTCAACCGGATCGAGGGCGTTACATTCAGCCTTTGTCAGCGCTGGCAGGGTAATGCGCGGCAGCACGGTCAGCAGCGCGTCAACATCTGACTGGCACAGATCGGCCAGGCGCACGCCGCGCAGGCTTCCGGCGGTCGGCTTAATCAGCTCCACGCTTTTGATTTCGGTTTCGCCGCGCAGCAGCGGGGTTTCAAACTCAACAACGTTATCTTTCTTTTCCATGATTGTTCTCTGTTCACTGTAGTCAGGTAACGCCAGCGGCGGTCGCTGGCGTCAGGGTTTATACCAGGCCGAGGTTTTTACGGCGCTGCTCAAGGCGGTCAGTGCCGTTAACCTTCTCCACCATGTTGATGGTGTCGATTTCGATCAGCTCCTTGCCGTTAAAGGTCAGCTTGTAATAGGTGTTTTTACTGGTAATTTTGGTTTCCGAGTCTTCACCCTGCTTGGCCTCGCCGAAGTCGAAAGACTGATGCTTACCGCGCACCTCGATCTCTACCGCGATTTCCTCGCCGGTATCGTCACGCTGGTAAGAGCCGGTAAAGCGCAGGGGAATGTCGGAGGATCCCCACTGCGTGAGTACCAGCTCATCAATACCGCCGATACTCCACTCCATATCAAGCGCATCATCTTCCAGACCGTTATCGATGAAGGCCGCGCCGCTCATGCCGCCCGCGCGGAACGGGTCGAGCTTGCGCGCCAGCTTCGGCAGCGTGACGGCGGTAACGACGCCCTGATAGCTGTTGGCGTTGTTAAAAAGGTTCATGCCCTTCAGTTTGCGTGGCAGTGCCATTTATCCGGCTCCTCAGCTGTTTACGGATGCGGCGAAGTTCGCCAGATATTTATCGGAAATGCGCTGGCGCAGCGTCAGGTCTTCCAGCGGCGGAACCGGCGTATAGTCGTAATCGATAAAGAGCTTGCCCGCCTTCAGGCTGTCTTTGTCGTTGGCGCTTTCGTCATACCAGGCGGATGCACCCAGCAGATAACCGGCGCTGACCAGCTCGCGGAATTTCGCGTTGATGCCTGCGATAATCTCTCGCACCAGAACCGGCGTCAGCGGCTTATCAACCGCCCACATATGCGCCTCGGCCATCGTGTCGGCCAGCACCTGCGCCGTGCGGGTGTAGTTCTCGAACTGGAACAGCGGGTCATCGCTGCAGGTACGGTTACCCCAGAAGCGGAAACCGTCTTTACGGATCAGCGTGGTAACGTCGGCCTCGTTGAGCAGGTCGGCGTCGGTGCCGGTCTGCTGCAGATCCCAGAACACTGATGCGGAAATGCCGGTCACGTTATTGACACCGACGTTAGACAGGGTTTTATGCCAGCCCGTGTCGTTGTCGATTTTGGCGCGCAGGCCTAGCGCGCGGGCGGTCGCAAAGGCGGTATCGGATTTGCTGGTCGCAGTGTTCCAGGCGAGAAAGTCTGGCCAGATAACCATGATTTCGCGCTGGCTGAAGTTCTGACGATACAGGCGGGCTTCGGAAATGGTTTTACATCCCCATGCCGAGACATAGGCAAAGGCGCGCAGCTGCTGCGCGACGCTGGCAAGCGCGGTCGCCACTTCCAGTGAATCGAGGCCCGGCACGCCGAGGATGCGCGGCTTCACGTCGAGCTGGGTCTGCGCGGCGAGCAGCGCTTTCATGCCGGTGTACTGACCGTTTTCATCCGTGCCGCCAATGATATTGGAAATAGTTTCGGCGTCGTCGGCACCTTCAGCGACGCGCACCACTACAGTGACGGGTTTCGACTGGTCGGCAATGGCCTGCAGCGCGGCGGCGAGCGTGCCTTTTTTGCCTGCTTTACCGACTGCGCCCTGCACATTGGTGATAAGAACAGGCGTATTCAGCGGGAAGGTTGCCGCATCCGCATCCTGTGCGGTGCAGACCATGCCGACGATTGCGGTTGATACAGTGGTTATGGTGCGCGTGCCGTCGTTGACTTCGACGACGCGGACACCATGATGATAATCAGACATCTGATGCACTCCGTTTTGAGGGTGTGCCTAGATTGCTGTTACTTTCTAATAGATGCAGCTTTGGCTTGTTTGCTCAGATGTCATCAAACAGCTTTAAGGTAGTGCCAGAGCCCCTGGTCTTTTTAATCACAATTTCCTTTCAAAAAAAATTAAATCCATTAACATAACCGCACACTAAATTGACCCCCAGCAGTCGATAATTTCGTCTTTTAATTCAAGGAAAGAAAAATGCGCAGATTCGTGGTTTTTATTTTATTTTTCATGACAGGATGCACATACCCTACTAGTTCCAGTAGCACTGAAATTACAA